GATACTGTAACTTTGAATCAAGCACAAGAATTTAGCCAAGAACATCTTGGTGAAGTCATTGTCTCTCACCGTGTTGTATCATTTGATGAAGCCTTGGAAATGTGCGATAAAGATAACCATTATTGTAAGGCCTGGGATACTGATAAAAAATTAGATGCCTTCTTTACAAAAGATGGCGTAACATATGACCTATGAACATTTTTTACCTAGATCCTGATCCCAAAGTTTGTGCAGAGATGCACAACAACAAGCATACTGTAAAAATGATTATTGAGTATGCACAGCTTATGTCCACAGCTCATCGTCTGCTTGATGGTGAAGAATATATTGATATGACAGCTAATGGTCGCCGTATCAAACGCTGGCGCCTGCAAGATGAACGTGAACAACAATTAATGAAAGCTTCACATATCAATCATCCATCGGCTATTTGGTGTCGTGACAATCAAAGTAATTATCTTTGGTTGCATGTAATGTGGAATCATTTATTGGATGAATACACTTATCGCTATGATAAAATTCATGCTTGCTCTAGGTTAAAAACATTACTAAGTTTTGCACCAAACAATATTACCACCGGTGATTTTTTTGCTCCTACGCCTGCGATGCCTGACGAAGTGAAAGTTCCAGGAAATTCTTTGGCTTCTTATCGTAGTTACTATATAAACAACAAGGCGCATTTAGCTTCTTGGAAAAAACGTAATCAACCGGAGTGGTATAGTGCCCTTGTATAGCTTTTTAAATACTGAAACAGGTGAAGAATTTGAATCATTTATGAGCATCTCTGCTCGTGAGGATTATCTGCAAACCAATCCAACAATTAATGCTGTCATGACGGCAGCTGCAATCGTTAGCGGTGTTTCTCTCACAGGTAAAGTGCCAGATGGATTCAAAGAAGTTCTATCTAAAATATCAGAGAATCACAAATCAAGTGAAGTTGCTAGTCGTCATGGCAAGCGTTCATCTAAAGAAATTAAGACCAAACAGTTGGTTGATAAACACATAGGAAAATAAGTTTGGCATTTAATCATGTAAAATTGAAAGAGTTGGATTTCGATTTAAAAGCAATTACAACTGAAAGTGGTCGCCAATATCTAACACCTGATGGCCATTCTTTCCCATCCGTGACCACAGTATTGTCTGATTACAATAAGAAGGCTTTATTTGAATGGCGTGAGAGAGTTGGTGCTGAAGAAGCAAATAGAATTGCAGCCAAAGCCTCAAGTCGTGGAACCAAATTACATACAATATGTGAAAACTATTTGATGAATGAATTGACTCCTATGAAGATGACATCCATGATGCCAGACACTAAGGAATTATTTCTATCACTTAAACCACATATTGATTCTAACATTGGCAATGTTTATTCAATTGAACAAGCATTGTATTCTACTCGCCTCAGATTGGCAGGCCGTGTTGATTGTATTGCAGAATGGAATGGCCAATTATCGGTGATTGACTTTAAAACTTCTACTAGAGAAAAGTCTGAAGAAGGTATTTTAAATTACTTTATGCAATGTACAGCTTACGCAACAATGTTTGAAGAAATCACACATAAACCAATCAATCAATTAGTGGTTGCTATTGCAGTTGCTGATGGCAGTAATCAAATTTTTGTAAAAGAGAAAAGTCAACATTACATTGATTCTTTAGATAGTTACATTGCTAAGTATTGGAAGAAAAAATATAAACAACAAGGTGAATAATATGCCAGTTACACGTAAACACGGTTTTGTAGAAAAAGGTTGGGGTCACGAACTTATTTGGGCCACGAATGATAAATATGCTGGTAAGTTACTGAAGTTTAACAAAGACGCCAGATTCAGTATGCACTTCCATTCCGTTAAGGATGAAACATGGTATGTTTTGTCTGGGAAATTCGAAGTGAAATATATTCTAACCAAAGACGCTTCAATCCAGTCACAAATCTTAGAACCGGGTTCTGTTTGGCGAAACGAACCTCTTGAGCCTCACCAAATCATCTGCCTAGAGGAAGGCACAATCATAGAAGTTAGCACACCAGATTCCGTTGAGGATAACTATCGTGTGTTTCCTGGAGATTCACAGAAATGAAAGTTTACATAAGCAAGTATCGTTATCATTGGATATCACCATATCATATCCTAGAAAAGGTTTGTTTTTGGGAAAAAGACAATGGTGTGTTTTATAACCATGAAGAAAAGCCTGGTAACAAGTATGACAAATGGGTTAATTTTTTACAACCAATTTGCAAAGGCCTACAAACCTTTTTAGACTTTGTTCATCCTAAAATTGACTATGTAAAAGTTGACAAATGGGATACTTGGTCAATGGATCACACCCTTGGTATGATTGCTTTGCCAATGTTGAAACAATTGCAATTGAGTAAGCATGGCGCACCAAATGTCGATGATGAAGATGTACCAGAAGAATTGAAATCCACTTCAGCCCCAGCAAAAGAGAATGAATGGGATGTTGATGGTAACCATTTCAAGCGCTGGGATTGGGTAATGAATGAAATGATTTTCGCATTCGAACACCACCTTGATACCAAATGGGAAGAAGCATATTCTAAAGGTAAATGGAGTACAAAAAGTGAAGCTTGTGAGTGGGATGAAAATAAGAAACCAAAGATGTTTAAAATGGTTTACAAAGATGACCATACACATGAAACTGATTATGAAGCTCTAAAAGTTGTACACGAAAGAATTGCAAATGGTTTTAAACTATTCGGGAAGTATTACCGAAACCTTTGGGATTAAAAAAGAAAGGATAGGATGAAAAGTAAACCAATACTTTTAAGTCTTATATTCGCAACGTTAATTATAACAATATCGTTTGTGAATATAAACACATACAATTTGCCAATCAAAGCACCATTCAGCTCATTGGCACCAGATGTAAAAAAACAAATCACATGTCTAGCAGAAAATGTTTATTTTGAAGCTGCACATGAACCAATTGAAGGCCGTCAGGCAGTAGCATTTGTCACATTCAATAGGTTACAAACAGGCAATTATGCAAATTCAATATGTGAGGTCGTACAACAAAAAACTGGCAATGTTTGTCAATTTTCGTGGTACTGTGATAAGACTATTACCTCAAAGCGCTTGACAATCAAGCATACTCCGTTGTATAATGATATATTAGAGATGTCCACAAATCTTTATTTAAATTTTGAAAGAACAAAAGATGTGACAAACGGAGCAACTTATTATCATGCTGATTATGTAAACCCTGAGTGGTCTAAACTTAAAAAGGAGAAACAAATTGGCAGGCATATTTTCTACAAAAGCAAAGGTGACAAAATTGACAGAAACAAAGGAATTATCTATGAATAAAGATTTGATTACAATATGTGTATCAATAATTATTGTGACTTGTACCGCAATCATTGGTGCAGTCATCTATAATATGAATGACAGAAACAACATGGCCAAAAATATCGAAGCAGCTATTGCTAAAGGTGTTGACCCATTGTCTGTAAAGTGTGCTTATGAAATAGGCACAAACCCAACCTGCATTACGTATGCAATGAAAAAGTAAACTAGGAGTATATTATGGCTATCCAGCAAGTGAGTGTTAATCAATTATCCAACCCAGCAGACCGTGAAAAGTTGTTGAAGGTTATCCGTGAATGTTCTGATGCGATGCTTCGTGCGTCAGCAGAAAAAGATTTTGTCAAAGAAGCTACAGCAGATATCAGTAAGCAATTACAACTGCCTAAAAAGATTGTCCAAAAGATGGTCAAGGTTTACTTCAAACAAAACTATGACGAAGAAGTGGCCGTCCAAGACCAGTTCGAAACCCTTTATGAAACGGTGGTGAAATAATGCCTAAATTTGTTTTAACATGTGAGCATGATTATCCTACTGGCTCAAGAAACACATTAGAGTTCGAAACTGACTTTTTACCAACTGTGCTTGAACACTTTAGACAATTCTTAAAAGGTTGTACATATGAGTTCGATGGTGAACTGGAAATTGTCGATGTTGATTACAGTCACAAAGAACCAAAACAAGAACCAGAATATGAAGAAGAATACTCTGGTGTCGGTTCGCAAGTATTCAATACCATGGCTGGTAACTTGATTCAACCTAAACAAAATGTAACAACTGAAGACTTTTGGGCTGAATCTCCATCTATGGGCATGTTTAATACAAGTAACGCTAAATGTCCTGTATGTGGTTTGCCAGAGTCGATTATGCAACGTAGCGTTTGCTTTGACAAAAACTGTGGGCTTAAAAAATAATGCCAACAAGAGATGAAATGGCTAAATTTGCCAAATCAATCGATATGATTGTAGCAAAAACAAATTATAATTATATTGAAGCCATTCTAGAGCATTGTAAAGAAACCGGTCTTGAAATTGAGGTTGCAGCTACATTGATTAATGCAAACTTGAAAGCCAAGATTGAGAACGATGCTATGGACAATAACATGTTAAAAGAAAAAGGTTCTAGACTTCCAATATGACTGGTTATGAAACCTTTGGTTTATATCAAGCACTTAAATTACACTTCACACAAGAATCATATGACTTCTTTAAGTACAATGGTAAAACAAATGTAAGTGTGACCACATTCGACAATAGAAAAGACAAGTATCATTTCCATAAACTTTCTCGTAGATTATCTCAAAGAGAAGATATGATTGATTTCATTGTTGCTAACCTTGTTGAAGATGGAAATACTTGGGTTGGCTCTCTTTTGACAGAAGATGCTGAAGTGAATTATCGCAAACACCAAAAGGTTTTACAGTCAATATCTTACATATTTGAAAATGAATGTCGGAATGTCTTTAGTGGACTTGATAATCCAAACGAAGCATTGAAGACAGAAGGTGATTACCCTATACTATTGAAAAGTGGTCTAAGGAAAGAAGTAAGTATTGAAACTGTTTGCCTATTAAATAATGTTCTCGGTTTTGTACCGATGTGGTCTAAAAAGATTGCCGATACGATACATTGGCCAAATTACAGGATGAAATTGCTCAAGTATGCCGCATTTCTTCCTAAGGATGATGTAAAATACAAGTTATTATTAAAGAAAGTATTAGATACATGAAGGTAACTAAAATTTATTTGGACATGGATGGTGTTCTTTGCCATTTCCAAAAACGTTTCAATGAGTTGTTTGGTGTACAATCATCCGAAGTTCGTAATCGTAAAAACTTTACAGAACATTGGCCATTGTTTGTTGCACAAGAACAATTTGAAACGCTTGAGTGGTTCCCAGGCGCTCATGAGCTTTTGGAATTTGTAAACGCTTCTGGAATTGAGATTGAGATTCTTTCTTCCTCAGGCGGTGAAAGATTCCATACTGAAGTTCAGAAACAAAAGAATGTGTGGTTGAAAAGTAAAGGTATTGAGTATCCTGTCAATATCGTTCCTGGTCGAAAGTTTAAATCAGACTATGCGACACCAACTACAATACTAATTGACGATACTGAGGATATTATTGTCAATTTCAATGCTGCTGGAGGTATTGGTATTCTTCACAAAGATATCAATGAAACTTTAGACAGACTCAGGACTCTGCTTAAATAATATACTAAATAATGGTACATTATGATATTGTGGATAAAACTTATACTACGTAATACAATTTATACAAGGAAAAATATATGACTTCATTTGCTAACCTCAAGCGTAACCGCAACTCATTCGAGAAGCTCTCAAAAGCGGTAGAAGCAACCTCAACAGGTTCAGACGCAAACTCCAAAGATGACAATCGTT